TCAGGTGCCGGTCAGTCGCCGGCGTTGCCCCAGCGGACTTCGATCGCCCTCACCATGGCGAGCAGTGCGCGACGCATGGCAGCCCAGAAGATGCGATCGGCCTCACGAACGTCAGGTCTTTGGCTGTCGGGCTCGTCGTTTTGCCTCTTTGTCCTGTTCATGCGCAACCACGGCCTCTGTCTGGTGATGGACTCGAAAATGCGCCACGATCGCCGATTGTTCCTCGCCTGGGAGCCGGCAGAACGTGCTCCAGCGTATGCCTTCCCAGTGGGCGGCCTCGCGCCACTCATAGTAGGCACTGAAGCGCACCCCGGAGCGTGGCGGCCGGTAGGAGAAGATATCCTTCCCCCGAAATGTCACCTCAAAACGAGGCGACCTCTTCCTGGATCACGGCCTCCGTCGGCTTTGACTTGCGTTCGACGACTTCGACCAGCGCATCAAGATCTTTGGGCGATGTGAACACCACATACCGCAGATAGACTTCGCGATCGTCGACCTCGGCCAGGTCGATGCCCATCGCCGCCATGCCTTTGCGCGTTCTCGCGACCGCCGCCTCGTCGACGTCGGCATCGATACAGTTGGCGATGATGTAGTTGAGCGCTCGGTTGCCAGCCTCATTCTGCAGCCAGACGTTGTAGGACGTCAGCGCTTTCTCATAGTCGGGGTCGGAGTAGTTCGGCTCCTTCGCTTTCTTCCCGTCGCCATAGTCAACGAGATTTTCGGGAGGCCGGGGTTCCGGGCGTTCACGGCGCAGCTGATTACCCAGCGCCTGCTGAATCAGCGGCCCCATGGCACCGATGATCTGCAGCGTGACACCGCTATCCGGCAGTGTGAGCTCTGGGAAGGCAGGGACCTTCCTGCCGCCGCTCTGGTGATGTGCCCCGTTCTTCCGTTCTTCGGTTGTGGCCATAGGTGGGTAGCCTCCTGTTAGTTCAATCGTGCGAGTTCTGCGGCCCACTGCCGCAGGGTTGCTAGTGCGCGGGCATTGATCGCCGCCAGTGCTGCCTGATTCTCTTGAAAGACCTGCCGGCCGATATCCTCGATCGGCCGCTGGCCGACATCAGCCGTCCACGTCGCGGCCCTGCGCTGGGCAATCGTCCCAAGAGCTGCATTGGTAGCAACCAGCGCCTGCTGATGCTCCTGGAAGACCATGCGGCCCACGTCGGCCATCGCTTGCAGGGCGTCAGCTACCGCTTGAGCTCCGAACTTGCCGACCGCGAGTTGGTTGTCTCGAACGATCTCCTCGAATGTTGGTTTCATTGGGCTTCCTCAGAGTTCGCCACGATGCATCACCATCCTGGCGTACCACGTTGCCAGCGCTGCGGCGAGCACCAGGTCATCGTGCTTCCCCTCACGCGCGTTATAGCTGTCATGCCCCGTGTCACTGATCTTGACCTTGTACTCGCGCAGCTCATTGATCAGCGTCTTCGTCTCGTCGGTGTGCTGGGAGATCACCAGCTGGCTGCGCTGCAGCGACACTTGCAGGGCCCCGATAAGGTCGCGCTTCGGGATATGGTTGCGCTCGGCTTTCGCTCCACCGGTGATGATGACGTTGTACATCTCGCATGGGAGCTCGCCATAGCGAAACATGTCGACGACGGCCGCGCCGACGCCGGTGCCATCGACGATCAGGATCACCTCTGGACGCCGCGCATCCTTTCCTCCCAGCATCCGGATCACATCGTCGACGATCGCCGGGTAGGGCGTCTGGAGCGGGTAGCGCTTGAGCTGCCGCAGCCAGAGCGGCACGAGCTTCGGTGCTTGCTCGTCCCAGTGAGAGCGCAGCTGGGGGATATCAAGATTCTGCCGGTCTATCGTTGTCAGCTCCGTCGCTCCGACCCAGCCGCGCCCCGGGATCCATGTCGGTTCTTCAAGCGTGGCCAGTGCGGTCGAGTCGGCCGCCTGCCCCAAATCGAGCCCAAGGTAATACATCACCACACTCCTAGAGGGAGCACATCGTCGACGAGTGGCGGCAGCGTGCTCTGAACGGCCGCCTGAATGAGATCCATGCTGAAGACGCTATCGATCGCGTCGGTGAACTGGCAGAGATATTCGCTCTTGAAGAAGAGATCCGGGAGATTCTCTTTTTCTTCGGCGAGGAACTCGGCCGAGATGCGTGGGCAATCGAGCGCGGTAATCTCGATCTTCTCCCAGCCCTGCCCTTGCTCCCAGGCCTCCCAGAAGAACCCACGCTTGCCCCAAGGCGTGCTCATGACGACGAGCCGGCCACCAGAGACGGCCAGCATCGGCCGCACACTGTTGTAGAGGCTGTCAGCCACGCGTGAGGCCTCGTCGATGACCAGGAGGCGCACGCCGGAGTAGCCGCGGATCGTGGCATCGTTCGCCCCCGGCAGCGCGATGATGCGGCTCCCGTTGGCGAGCTCCAGCTCGAGCTTCGTTTCCGAGTCCGGTGGAAGGGGATGGTCGAGAGCATCATAGACGTCCATCATTTTTCGGAACGTCTCTTTGCTTTGGCGCTCGCCCGGGCTCAGAATGAGCGTCAGGCTCCCAGGGTCATACAGCGCGGTGTGGCAGACCAGCGTGGCAACTGTGGTGCTCTTCCCGCTCTGCCGGCAGCAATTCAACAGGAGGCGCCGCGACGTCGACCGCAGGACGGTCCCCTGCCATGGATCGGGCTGGATACCGGTCGCTTCGGCGAGGAGCAAAGGATCCAGGGCCATGCCCAGATCGGCGGTCATATCATGCGCCATGGTTCGCCTCGACGAGCGCTCGGGCGACGGCCGCGCGTGCCTCTGGAAAGTCCGTGAGCGCCTCCATCAGGATTGTGCGCGTCTGCACCCATTCAGGAGCAAGCACCAAGTTGACCGCCGGATTGCGGTTGAGTTCGCCGAGCAGCTCGCCCAGCAGATCGAGATGCCCCTGCAGCTGGGCGGCCGTCTTGAGCAGCAGCTCGCGCGGATCCGCGTGCTTGGTCTCCCAGCGGATGATGGTCATGCCGTCGAGGTTGGCGAGGATCGTGGAGAGCCGCTCCTTTTTCCGCGCCGGCGTGCCGTTCGTCCCAGGCACGGTATAGATGATGTCCACTTCATCGGCACGGGGATCGAGTGTGTAGCGCCCGGGCTCGCTGGGATCACTGAGCCAGGCGTCACAGGCATCCAGGAGCTTCCGGACGCGACGGAAACAGGCCTTGAGCTCGCCCATCACGTCGATCGCATCATCGGTCTGCTGGACCTGCACCGCAGCCACCGATCGGGCAGCTCGGACCAAGGTTTCTTGAATGTGTGCCGCGTTATGTCGCGAAACTGCATCTGGCGAAACGCGGAATAACGCGGCAATCGAGCGGGCCGAGTCGCCGGCGACCAGGGCGCCCTCGATGTCGGCGCGGTGGGGCGACGTGCAGATCGAGCAGGGCCGGGGCATCAGACGACCTCGTGTGAAATTGACCAAGATCGAAACAGCGCCGGCAGCTGAAGGAGTGAACCGCCGGCGCACGGGAGACGGCTTCCCCGCAGCTGGAGACCGTCATAGTCCATCATGTGAAGCGCGACCACCAGGCGACAGCTGCATTCAATTCACGTATCCTCTGCTGTCCTTGCTCGTGTTTCTTGTTCAGTTCAGCCCGAGCTGCCTCCATCTCGCGGTGAAATGTCGCAGCGTATTCATCGAGCGCCTTCTGGTCAGCGGCGAGCCCGCGCGCCCAGGCTAGCTGCATGGCACGATCGACGTCCCCGCGCCTGGCGGCATAGGCCGCGTCAGCATCGGCCGCGATCGCGTCGTAGGCGCTCAGTTCGTCGGCGAGCTCCCCTTTGCGCTTTGCCCATGCGGGCACGTCAGTGGCGACACGCGGCCGCGCAGCTTCATGCTGGGAGAGAACCTGGCGGGCCTCCGCTGCGGTCCTGCGGGCCTCCAGCAATGCCTGGTGGGCAGTGTCGACTGCGGCGGTCAGCACCGTCGGCACGGCAGAGGCGCATCTCTGCTGAACGGCCTCAAGATGCCGGCGCATCTCCGCATTGAACAGAGATTGCTGGCGATCGGCGAACGCAGTAGCTTCTGCCTTCACCTCCAGGAGGCGCTGTGCGAGCGTCTGGGGGTCCGGCTGGTGCGGCGCCGTGGATGGACTGCCTGGATCCTGGAACGTCGCCGGCACGTTCCCCCAGCTGCGATCAAATGCGGTCATGGCTTTTTCCTTAGTCGACCAATACGACCTAACCCCAGGAAATTCTCGGGGTCAGTTTCTTTCGGCGGATTCCCTTGCAGCCAGCTCGTAAAGCTGTCAGCATTTCGACGTATCTGGTTCGGCCTGGCGGCGATCCAAGGGGCCTCACCAGTCGGATCACCAGTCGGTGCAGCTGCTTTCGTCTGCACCGATTGAACTCCGCTATCCGTGAGCTTGGATCCCAACGCCCCGGTTCCGTTGTTCAGTTTGGCCTGCACCCGTTGTGCGATGCCATCCATAAACTTGATGACCTCGGTATCGGGCAGTGCAGCACGCGCAGCTTCAAGTACGCTGTTCAGGCGCTTCAGGCTGCCGTTAAATGGCCCGGGCGGCTCCACGACTTTGTAGGTGGCCTGCATATCGCCGGCGATCGCTTTCGTCGCTTTTGTTGTTTGCTCGCCACTCTGGCCACTCTTCGCGAGGAATTTCGCGGCCAACTCCGGGCCGAGTACTTCAACCAGCGCCGCGTTTCGTCGTTTCGTCGTTTCGTCCATGGTGGTCGCTCTCCTTATGATTGCGCCGGTGCATCCTCAGCCGGCCGGGTGGGGGCGCCCTTTGGGCCTGGGCGATGCTCGCGCTCGTCACGGTCGAAGCGCTCCAGCGCCCGCGTCAATACTTTTCTGGCGATCGGCGTCGTTGCCTTCGCCCGGGCTGAGACGAGATCCACGCGCTGCTGCTCGCGTGAGCGCTTGATTCGCGACCGAAGGGGCACATCGACGTCGAGGCCTTCGGCCTGGGCGAGCGCGATCCAGGCGCGCAGCTCGCTTTGTTTCACCCGGATCATCGCGCGCTCCGCTGACGAACAGGCACCGACGCGGGTCGTCGCGGTGCGAACTGGAAGACCATCCCGCAGGCCTGGCAAGTTCCGGCAACGGCCCTGACGATGATGCCGCCGGCATCCCAGAGATCGGCCGCTGTGTAGGTAATGCCGAGCGGTGCGCGACAGGCGCGACAGAGAAGGGATCGCGGCGGGCGAACCTTGCTCATCGCCCATGCTCCCCATGCTCAAAGCGAGCTGAGCGAGCGGCGATATACGCATCAAGAATGCGCGGTCCATCTGCCCGCAGTCTCCCACCGCAATTCGAGCCGCAATTCGGGCGACAAAATTCGTCCGTTGAGTATGGCAAGGCCACAACGCTCAATCCTCCACAGCCATCACACTCTACCCAAATAACCTCAGGAAATTGGTCGTGTGGTACCGAGGGATCTGTTAAATAGAACAGCTTGAGGCGTGTACCCTGGCCAAATTGGCCGTAATAGATACTCGCCCATTGACGCGATTGCTGAACCAACGCGATCGCCTTGTTGATGGCCCGTGGGCCTGGCTCATCAGGCTTAATCTCGACCCATAACTTGATCTGAGGTAGCCAGAAATCAGGGAGATACCAGCCTGCGTCGCCCAGATCGTAGCCTTCTTTCTCGTACTCATATGCCACGCCGAGTGTGTCGAAGAACACAGCCCAGCGCGCTTCGAGGCGTGAGCGAAACCGATAGCCGTTATAGCGGGTCTCAATAGCTTTGATCATGACGTCGGCACCTCGGCCGCTTCAATGCACGAACAATTGGAGCAGACCCCACGAGGCCATTTATGTTCTCCAACCAACTCCAGTACCTTCGGCTCGATCCTCCAAAAGGCAGGATCGAGGTGTACGCCACACAATGGCCTACTGTCGTCCGACCGAGGCAGATGAAGTGTCACATAAGGAAAGTGACGCTGCGACCCGCGATACTTGGTGAAGACCCGTATCACTTTCGTTGCGACTGTACTCATGACGTCGACACCTCGACCGTAGCAAGCTTCTGTCGTGCCGCTGCAAGTGCGTTCTTTTCGATAATCCAGGGGTCGCCTGGCCAGTCGCGCATAAGCGCTTCGGCCCTATCGAGGTCGTCTGATTTGCCGGCATAGAGATATGCCCTGATCTGATTTCGCGCGCCATTAATGGACGTCGGCTCCGAGACTCTCGGTGATACAGCACCAGCACCAGTGCTAACTTCGCTAACCTTACTAACCTTCGCAGATTCAGGGCACTGTGGTGCGATCTTAAGGTTAGGAGAAAGGTTAGGCACACTCGGATCATCGCTAACCTTTTCGTGTGATCCATGCCCATTCAGTGATGGATCAGTATCAAGGTTAGGAAGGTTAGACTGGTTAGTTAGGTTATCAAGGTTAGGAAGGTTAGTGTGTGGTAGAGGGTCACTCATCACACCGACGACGTAGCGACCACGATTCAATAGGCGCAGCGTGCCATCCTGTGACATCTGGTACATGCGCTGCTTGATGACGTTGTATTTCACCCCGAGGGCCTCAGCGACATCTTTCGGCCCGATGCCAGCGTCGCCGGCGGCGCGCACCTCGTCGAGTACGGCCTGGCGTTCGAGGCTCATACGATAGGCAGCTGCGTCGCCGAGGACAGAGAAGCGGGCAAGCTGCGGATCCCACTTCAGCGCCAGTTCTTGTTCTTGCTCAATGTCCCGGCCGGTGGCATGCAGTACAGCATCGGCACGGCCGCGCTGGCGTGCAAGGATCCACAGATTATCGACGCCGCCAGTCGTTCCACCTGAGCCGATCATCGTGTCGAAGACGTCTTCGGCACTGGCTTTGCGCTGGTGATGGGTGACAAGCAAGCCGACGCGGTATTTATCTGTGAGTGCTTTTAAGCCCTCCAGAGCCTTGTAATCTTCCTCGTAAATATCACAGCCTGGCTTGCGGAGCGGGCGAATTTTGATATAGGTGTCGACGACGAGTAGCCGGCGCTGCGGATGCGCCTGAAGCCAGCTCTCAAGCGCTGTCAGGCCGCCCATATCGAGCCGTGGCCACTCGGTTGCAAGGTCGAAATCACATTGCAGGTCCTGGCCTTCAAGGAGCTTCAAAGCGCGAGACTGGAGACGCCGATCGTTATCTTCGAGTGCAAGGTAGAGCACGTCGCCCTGTTCGACTTTATACTTTCCGAAGGCATATCCACCGGACGCGATCGCAAGTGAAAGATCGAGGACGATCCAGGACTTACCCGACTTCGCTTTGCCGCCAAACAGCGTAAGCCCTTCAGGCAGAAGACCAGGCACTACGTCACGACGGGCATCAAAGGTACGGGCCAGCAACTCAGAGAACTTGAAGATTGTTGGCGTCGGCGTTGTCGGAGCTCCTGCCCCTGGTGAGGACTGCGTCTGTAACGGTGGCAATCTGGCGAGCGCGGCGCCTAGGGCCAGACCCTCCCACTGATGTAAGTCATCGACGTCGCCGCCGGCTCCGAGAAAGGACGGCAGCTCGTAGGCAGTCGCGTCGATGGCTCCAGCCTCGAGCGCTGCGACCGTCTTCGGTGCGCCGGCGCGGCCCTTATCGTCCAGGTCGTAGATCACGCGGATCTCGGTGACGCCGGCGGCAAGCAGCGAGGCGACGAGCTCAGGCGTTGGCGCGGCACCTTCGCCTCCGCAGAGACAGATCGCTGCGACGCCCTCTTGTTGTGCTGCCCAGACGCTCGGCTCGCCGTTGACGAGGTAGAGCGGGCCGGATAGCTGGAGAGCCGTCTTCAGCCCGTACCAATGCCGGCTGCCACCTTGGGCAGCCCAGGTATATTTTTCGAGCTTGGGTCCTTTGTCCAGATATTTGATCCGGTCGATCCCCAGCTCCGTCGGGTAGCGCAGCGCCGGCCGGGTGCGTTGTGCCCGCTTATCGTGCCATTGCACCTGATGCACGCCCCAGGTCTTCGTGAGGATATCGGGGTCGAGCTTGCGCGTTGCGCAAAAGGTTGAGAACGTCTGAGGCGTCGAGCTCGCCGGCGAGCTGCTTACATGCGGGTCGACCTGCAGCAACTGGGCGAGCTTCGACATGGATCCGCTCTCGCCAGTCCCATGATCCTCGAAGCCGCCGGGGTCGCTGGGGCTATCCGGCTTGACGCTAAAGGATGGCTTATCTTCCTGGCGGAGCGGGCTGAAGATGCCGCCGATCCATCCGTTGCCGTTGGGCTTGGGGAGCTGCCCGCTCGGCTGAGCGGCGACAATGCGCGGCTCAAGCAGTGGCCACAGTGGCGTATAGGTGCGAGCAGCTGCTGTCATGATCTCCCCCCTGGTGCGAGCTGGAGCTCATAGCCGGCGCCCGGGCGTTTCGCCATCATGCAATCGGCGACACGGTGCCCCGGCGCGTCTCCAGGCTGCCACGACGCTGGGACGCCGTGCTGGTGTTGTTTGCCGCAGTAGGGGCAGCGAGCAACGCGAAAGAACCGGCTGCCGCGCCGGCTCGTTTCGAGGATCACCAGTGCGACGGGGATCGTCGGCTCGATCGGGACGGTCGTTTCAAGATGCGCCTTGAGGACGTGCAGCGCGTGTTTGCAGGCGTTGCACTCTGCTTCGTCCAGGGCCGCGAGAACGCTGTCGAGTGGGCGAACGTGATCAGCTGGGTGCTGACCATTGGGCCGGGGGGTTGCGCTTGCCATTCGCTTACCTCTAGAAACTAGGTCCGCGTTATGGTAAGATTGACGTTGCCGTCGTTTACCAGTCCCGCGCCGCCCCGATGTTTCCAGCATCGAGGGCGTCCGCATTTAAGCGCCTATGAAAATGACCTATGCAGAGCGGGCAGTCCCTGCATAGGCCAATGTCTGCGGGCTATAACGGAACCCACCGCCGCAATACTTGCGTACTGCGGTATCATATTCGTAGACCGCCGCTGCCCGGACAGGTCTACTTGCTTAAGGTGTCAGCATATGGGCCTTGGAACCCGCTGACACCTTTGCTTTGTCTAGAGCTTACTATAGCATCTCGTTAGTACCACGTCCATCAGACATTTGACCCTAAAATGTACTAAGAAGCTTCTTCAGTTTTGACGTTCCGTGGCCGTCGCGGCTGTCCAGCTGGGGGGAGCTGTCGCTTTGGATCCGCGGCCCACCGGTTGACAGCCAGGCGCCAAGCCTCGTATTCGATCTCTTGTCCCAGCATGTCCGATGCGATCGCGCGTGCTTCCTCGCGATTAATCTTCCCAGTGCGCAGGAGAGAGTAAGTAAATTCGAGAGCGACCTCGCGATCGCTGTCATCGCTCGATGAGCGGGACATAATCGAATCGACCATAAGCTCAACGAAGGGCCGGTAAGCTTCTGCGGCGCTATAGGCATTAGGATTCTCGTCTACAGTCTCACGAACAGTAATACCGAGCACTATCAGGTCGACGATGCCCTGTCGACCTTCCTGCACGCCCTTAAATCGATAGATGGCGAGGAGAGGACCGAGACGAATGAGCAGCTTCGCATCCGGCAGTACAGGATTAGGGGCTGGAATCTCGATGTACCACTCCCGCCATGACCCAACGCGTTGCTGTGCCTTTGGCCTGCCCGTCTTCCGCTTCTTGCCCATCTAGCGCCCTACTAACCGTTGCCACCAGCTGCGGTGCTTCGTGCCAGGTGTCATGACAGGATCATCGGTCGGCGCCTGGAGCAGTTGCGCCTCGGCCGCTTCGAGCTTCCCGCGTAAGTAGCCGTTCTCTTGATTCAGCCGGGCGATCTCCGCTGCGTACCGCTCGATGAGCTCCAGCATTGGCCCTTGCGGCACCATTTCGATCGCTGGTGCCACTGTCATGCCTGTCACGACATGATCACGAGCGTAAGCCTCGACACTGGAGCGAACGAACAAAACCTTACGACCAACGCGGCGCTGCTCGATCTCGCCGGCGTCAGCGTAGCGCCGCACACTACGCGACGATGTGCCGATAACCTTTGCGGCCTCGTCTGCTGTTAGCAGTTCATCCACACCTTACGCTCTCGTGCCACCTGGCATGACAGTCATGACGCGGCACGCGTGCCGGCAGCTTGTGCCTTTCGGGCCGTCAGTGCCTCACGCAATAAGACAAGGATCTCAGCATTAAGCGACCGCAAATCTGCCTCGGCCTCGTCTGTCAGCTCCTGGTGAAGCTCTGCGGGCAGGCGTAGAAGCAGCCGTTTTTCAGTTTCAGCCATATCCAACCTCATGTTATCAAAACGATACTAGCACAGTATTGACAAGGTATCAATACGTATGATACTATGGCAGTATCATAAAAATAGTGACCCGGCCGGAGATTGAGCCCTCCAACCGGGTCAGTAGCCAAAGTGAGGATAAGTCACCATGGCCACAGCACCCAGTTTAACACGCGAATCGCGTGCCGCCGGCATTCTGAGCAGAGCAGAATGCATCCCCCTGGATGACAGTACCTGGAGCGTTCGCGATACGCTCACCGGCTCGGGCAAAGCCCACCGCACCACGCGCACCAGCTGCGATTGCTACGACGCACAGCGCGGCCACCGGTGCAAGCATCAGATCGCCGTTGCCGCTGAAGAAGACGCCCTGACCGCCTACGCAGCCTCCTGGGACGCCCTGGCGCAGCCATGCTGCCCGATGTGTGGCAGCCCGCTGGAAGAGCGCCAGTATTACACCGGTGGCCGTGGATGGTCCTTTGTCGAGGTCTGCTCAGGTGACGCGGCACATCGGATCAGCCGGCCGCGCTGGGAGGATCTGCCCCAATGCTAGCAAACCTCTCGATCGTCCAGACGTCGCCAGCGTGTGTACGCTACCAGCTGCTTGACGCGGCTGGCAAGCGCCTGTGGAGTAATCGAGTAGTGCCCTGCCCCGAGGGCCACGCTGGCGCGCGTGAGCGCATGGCGGCCTGGGCTCTGAGACACGGCGTTTCCGTTCAGGTCGAGAGAAGACAGCCGGCCGATCTCGTCACCGCCGATCGGGGGAGAAGATGAACCGGTGCCAGCCACGCGGCCCGCCAGTGAAGACTGGGCGGGCTTTCACTGTGTTCGCCGTTGGATGTGTCCAATTGGACATAAAGCGGCCTGGGAGAACCTGAACCTTCTCCCAGGCCTGTAGTAAACAAAGGGTGGCCCAATGAATACCACGTCAAACAATGATATCAGTACGGAAAGATCGAAGCTAGGGTTGCAGGATGAAATCGCGGGCATCGAACACGCCCTCGCTGCGATCTATAAAGCCCAGGAGAGCGGCCTGGATGCCGCATCGACAGAAGCCGTCTACCGGCTCCGCGATGAGCACGGTCATCTGTGCGAAATCAATAACGCCGGCGGCTTCACGTTCGCACGGGGCACCGATCAGGTTCACGCCGAGTTGATCCGCTTCACCCCCCAGGAGACCGTCCATCTGTGGAACTTCTGGAGGCGCTTGGGCTATGGCGAGATCGGCTCCATGCTGCGATCAATCGATCGTGAGCAGACGGCCGAGGGCGTCACCCCGGAGGCCAGCCATGAGTAGGATCGCGATGGAGTATCTCGTCGACGTCATTGGCATGGCGAACGACCTTCGGGGTATTGTCGAGACGACAGACGCGGACGAAGAGATCAGCGACAGATCGGGGATTCTCTTGGACGTCGCTGGCAAGCTTCAAAGCGTGGACGCCGTGCCCGATGCAAATCCCACAGAAGGCTTTGCATCATTACTGGGACTGAAGGCCATGCTCCAGTCGCCCGAATGCTTCCAGATCGCGGCACAGCGTCTCTACGACCGTCTGAGCGAGCTGCTGCAGGTCGACGCCGGCGCGGGCGATCGCGAGGTCATCAATGCGCTGGAATGCCCAAAGGAGACGGCTCCTGACTCCAGAGCACCCACCGCGCCAGCTTCGATTACAGCAGACGCAGCGACGATGCCCTTTGCCGAGCTCGTCCACAGCGTCGACCGTCTGAGCAGCCTGATGGAGCGTAGCACAGGAACCGTTGATCTCTACAACTGTGCTGTTGGCCTTGGCGCGGCGACAGACCGTTGGATCCCGGATGAGTGTCGTACGATCGATCCAGAACGGAACGAAGCCGGCCGCGTCATGCGTGAGCTGGGCGGCCAGGCATGGGAGCTGGTCTCTCAACTCGTCGAGCTGGACGTCCTCGCAGCGCATCCGGAACTGCTGACGCTCCTGGTCGAGCGCATGCGGACCTCTATCAGCGCGGTGCTCCAGGGTTTGCCAGATCCTTACAAGGGGGCATAGGAACCGCCGATAATCTCCCAATCTCCCGCCACTTGCCGAAGAGCCCCAGCGATGATGCTGGGGCTCTTCTCTATCAGCAAATTGTGATTCGACTCTCGTACGCATGTTCTATATACTGGTGATGTGGGGGCAACAAAGCGTCCATGAAAGGAGGAACAACAATGTCAGGCAACGAAAAGCTCGCAGCGGCCGTATTCTTTGGCATGCTGGTCATGCTTTGGATTCTGGTCGAGACACCAGCCGGCGCCCCGATCTGGGGATGGTCCGGGAATGAGCGGAAAGCTCGGAAGCACCGCCGACACTAAGCGGCGGACGTGTCGGACAGACCCCAGCTCCTCTCTGGGGTTTTGTGCGATACTTCTGTAATGGGTACTCGTGAGAAGAAACCGGTGACGTTCACCTGCGAGCAGTGTGGCGAGCTCGTCACCGAACCCCATGGCCCTGGCCCCACCCCGCGCTACTGTACGGCTTGCTACGTCGAGGCGCAGCGCCACATGAATAAGATGCGGGTCAAAGCCCACCGGGAGCGCCAGAAGGCGGCTACGGCTGCGCGTGTGCCCCCAGGATCGGGGGGAGAGGCCGATCGGTAGTGTTGATCAGGTGCCGCATAATAGATGCCATCATCTCAGCTCGTCGACAAGGAAAGGTAACGCTATGGCTCCGCCTAAAGTTCAAGTTCGACGGTATGGCAGCACTTCGGACTATGAAAAGGACGCGCGCAAGCTTGCAAAAGATGGATGGATCGTTCAGTCGACGACCCAGGAGACGCGGCGCTCAGGTGTGACGCGATGTTGCCTTCTGGGCCTGTTTGCGATTGCATTTCCTCCCAAGCCACGCCTTGTCGTCACGTATTCACGTAATCCCTAAGCATCCCAGCATCTACCAGAAGCCTGGAGGTGGACGAGAGTTGAGGTTATCGGCAGCGAGTGACTCAACGTAATGAGTACAGATAAAGACCATTATGTGTTTAGACTCGCTCTGTAGTAGGTTCGTCCGATCCTACGGTCTCAGGCCACACCAGTGACACATCGGCCACTGCAGCCCGTACCACCACGCCGGCGTCATCTAAGAGCCCCATCTGCGCGAGATACTCCCTGGAGGCCTCGCGCTCAGCCTTCGGCCCGGTTCGCAGATCGGCGATCGCCTGGCGCACGACAGCCGCCAGCACGCGATCGTGCGGATCCAGCTCGATATCGCGCCTCATGTCGTTGACCCGTAGAGCATGGCCATCGTCCGCACCTTCTGGGTGATTGTCTGCGGATCCTCGTAGCGGTAGTTTCCGGTCACGTTGAAATGATTGGTCGTAGAGTTGTTCGAGACATAGCTGGCATGGGCGATCTGTTGGGGTGACGCCGGCGGCGCTATCTGCTGCGTCACACTCGCCGGCAGCACGTAGCCGTTGACGTTCGGCGTGAAAAGCTCCCTTCCCCGTTCGCCCACCATATACGACATGCCGGCGAAGACCGGCCCGCCACTGGCACGCTTGTCGAACTGAATTCCCGGATCTGGCGGTGTGCCGCCGCCTCCGAGATTCTTGGGTGCGCTCGGCTTGGGCAGGTTGAGCAAGGCGACCCAGGTGTTGTAGAGCTTGTTCAGCGACTCCTGGACGCGGCCGAGCTGCTTGATCATCGCATCGGCGACACTGGTATAGGTTCCTTCGATCTGGCTCTGGAGCTGCAGGGGAATGATCATGCTCTGCTGCATCGCGCCACTATCGGTTGCGACGGCCGTTTTCGCGTCGCCGACTGGCGTGGTGATGTTCGTTTTCGCCGTATCCCAGTTGGTTTTTGCATCGGTGGCGATTTTGCCGAACGTTGTGGCAGTGCCGGTCTGCATGGCACCGGTCGCCAGGCCCAGCTTCGTTTTGGCGTCTGCTATCTTCGTGGTGATATCCGTGTGGACCTGACCAAACTGTGTTGCGGTATCCGTGCTGATCTTCTGCCAGTCGGCCAGGGTGAGCGAACTCATGAGCCCGGTTTGCGTGGTGCTATCGGTTTTAGCACCGGTGATCTGGCTGGTAATGCCAAGATGGATCTGGCCAAACTGCGCCGCAGTATCCGTCGCGAGCTTGAGCCAGGCGTTTGCCGCATCCGTGCCCAGCTGCCCGGCGATCTGCGTTGCGGCGTCCTTGGTGGCAGTAATTTGGTCGGTAACGCCAAGATGGATCTGGTCCCAGGCTTGCTTCGTGGCGTCGACGGTCGGTTGCCACAGGCCCGTTGTGTCGGGCGTGCCGGCGGTCATCCCGGTGCCCGTGCCGAGCTGATCCGTGAGTTTTTTGACGAAGCCGGTCGGCGATGCTGCCTGGCTCATCCCGGCAATGAAGGCATTGATCGCGTCGGCTCCGGCCTGATTGAGGGTCTCGCCGGGTCCGCCATCGACGAAGCTGACGATCTCCTGAATCGTGCTGTCAAGCGACCCACGCATGGCAGCGAGCAGATTGGGCATCTCGTTGAGCATGCCGAACTGGATACCGGCGACGATCGGCTGGCCCACTTCATCAGCAAAGACGGTGGACGGCGAGCTGATGCCGAAGAGGTTTTTCGCTGCGGCCAGCGCGCCGGAGATCACGGACGATATAGCATCGCTGACCGCCTTGCCGCCGGCGCTCACCATGGACTTGATCCCGTCGATGATGGCCGTTCCCAGCGCTCCTGCTGCTGACGTCAGCCACGGGACGGCCGTGCCGGTGATCCAGGTGCCGATGCTATCGGTAATGGCAGTCAGGAGGCCCGGCAGCTTCGGCACCAGGTCGGCCCCAATCCAGGCGCCAAAGGCTGTGCTCCACTCGAGGAGCTTGCCGGCCAGCGTGACAACGGTCTCGCCGACGAAGGTAATGAGCGCCAGGGCGATCGCCCCCAGTCCGACGATAAAGCCGGGAATCATCGGAACGATCCAGGCGGTGAACTGTAATGCCCACTCACCCAGCTTCAGCAGGATAGGCCCGGCCGCGCCGCCGATCCAGTCGAGGAACTGGCTTAACATGCCCGGCCATTCCTTCAGGAAGTTGACCGTCGCGGGACCTATCCAGGCAATAAAGGAGCTCGCCCAGGTGCCGAGCTTGTCCAGGATGGGCGCGGCCTGCTCGCCGATCCAGCCGATGAACGACGAGGCGAGGGCGCCGGCCTGGGCGAGCAGCGGCGCGATCTGCGGCTCCACCCAGTTGATCATCGACTGGCCCCAGGCTTCGAGCTTCGACAGGAGAATCGGCGCTTGTTCAGCGACCCACGCCCATACTGACGATGCGAGGTCGCCCAGCTTGCCGAGCAAAAGCGCAACCTGCGGCTCGACCCACTGATAGAGCGCGACGCCCCAGGCCTCCAGATTGGCGAGCCAGGTTGGCGCCTGCTGCTGGACCCACTGCCATGCAGCGCTGACGAACTCTCCCAGCTTGCCGAGCGCCTGGCTGATGTAGGGCGAGACCCAGTTGACGAACTGCTCACCCCAGGTCAGCAGTTGCGCGGCCCACTGTGGTGCTTGCTGGACGATCCAGGAGCCCACTGACGCCGCAAAGGTGCCGAGGGCCGTGAGCGCCTGGCCGATGTAGGGAGTAACAAAGTCGGCAAACATCATGCCCCAGCTCAGGAGCTGCGCGCCCCAGATAGGTGCCTGCTGGAGGATCCACGCTCCGACGGACGCGGCAAAGCCTCCCAGTGCAGTAAGGGCCTGAGATGCGAGCGGCCCGATCCAGCTCAAGAACTGCTGGCCGAAGCCGAGGAGCATCTGCCCGACAGCCGGCAGACTCGCTCCCAGCGCATCCAGCGCCCCGCTGAGGCCACCGGTCCCAAAGGCCGTCACGACATTGCCCACCAGGGCAGTCAGACTGCTCAGGCTGGGAAGCGCTCCGTCGATCACCGCGAGCAATGTCTCGAATGGGTGGGAGGAGCTCAGCAGCACAGACGTGAAGTTCTGGAGCCACTGCACGCCCGGGATCAGGGCGGAGCTGATGAACGACGTCAGGGACGGGAGGATCGCGGCACCGATCGTCATGCCGAAGCCCAACAGCGCATTCTTGGCGAGCGCGCTCTGCGACTGGAAGGTTGCCGACATCTTCTCGTAGGCAGCTGCGGCCGAGCCCGTCGTCTCCTGGTTGCTCTCGATCGCTTTGTTGACGAAATCCAACTGGCTGATCAGCGTCTGCGCGCCCTGGCGCGCCTGTGCATCGGGGAAGATGGCCTGGAGCGCGTTGTTACGCTCGGCCTCGGTCATGTCGCCGAGGCGTGCCTTGAGGTCTCCCAGGATGGCCGGCACCGGCCGAAACGCGCCGGTGGCGTCTGTCGTCGCGACGCCCAACTTCGCGAGCTGGCCCTGCGCCTTTTCGGTCGTTATCTTCTGGAGGAAGTTGTTGAGGTTGTTGATATTCTGAGCAGCCGGCCCACCTTCTTTCGTCACACCGGCGATAAATCCACCAAGTGTATTCAGGTCCACTCCGGCGGACCGTGCTGCTTGCGTCACCGGCCCCAAAGAACTAGCAAGCTCGGATCCGGTTACTACTCCATCTCGGATCGTGTTGAAAAAGACGTCCGAGATATGCGAGGCATCACCGACACCGAGCTTGTAGGCGTTCATCACGCCCAGGACCGCCGTGCCGAAGGTCTCCGCATCGGTGCCAGCCCCAACGGCACCCTTGGCGAATTGCTCGGTCAGCTGCAGCGCGTCCTGCTGGGAGACGTCGACCGATGAAAAGATGTTGTACAGCGATTCGCCCAGCTGCGCGGCCGTCTGCGGCACACGCGTCTGCATCTCGTTGAGGCTGGCGAACACAGCCGAGGTATTGATTTCCGGCTTGATCGTCGAGATGTTGGCGACGGACTGCTGGAGATCGGCCGCGCCGGAGATGCCAGCCTGGACGAAGCCGCCCAGCGCTTTGATGCCCTGCAGGCCGGCATTGACCGCGATCGCTCCGAGCTCGCGCAGCGCCCCGGTGGCAATCTGCCCGAAGCCAGAGACCTGCCCGCCGGCAGTCGCCGCCGACTTGCCGAACCCGGCCACAGCCTTATCGCCGTCGGCTAACGCTCGATTGAAAGCATCAGCTCCGTCGGCTGTGAGTTGGACACCCACCTTCTGCAAAGACATAACGCCCCCTTCGCGTGTGTGCGAAGCGAGCGCTACGTGTGCGGTGGCTTCCTTCGGCAATGGTGGGACGCGAGCGCGTGAGACCAGGGCCGGGATTCGGTTGTCAGGTGCCGGTCAGTCGCCGGCGTTGCCCCAGCGGACTTCGATCGCCCTCACCATGGCGAGCAGTGCGCGACGCATGGCAGCCCAGAAGATGCGATCGG